CTATCTATGACCACGACTTTTTCTCTCGCGCCTTAAAAACTAAACGTTAAAACAACCCCACCAAACCAAAGAACCTAGCCATGACCAAGAAGACCAAAGCAAAATCCACAAATAAAAAACTGACCCAAGCCCAAAGAGAAGAAGTCGTTCGTCTATCGATTGAAGATGGAATCAGCTATACGAACATTGCCAAAAAGATGGGGTGTTCAATTCCCAATGTTTCTTATCTCATGAAGAAGCACCGAAACAAAGCCGAAGATAATCAGAAGAAAGAGGAAGCTCGAACCAAAGCCAAAATAAAAGCAAATCCTTTTGAATACCCAACGGACCCAATCACTTTTAGAGTGGGGAAACTTCTGGAGATAGAAGGAGATATACAATACGCACGCGATGAAAAAGTAATTCACACGTTGGGTTCTCTTCATAAACTCCATCTGTCTCTACATGATGAACTTCGTACTTTTATAGAAGCTGCTAAAGAAACGCATGGTTCAACCGCTCAACAATTGAGAATTGAAATCGTGGATGCTATCCAATCTCTTCCCCCACTGCTGAAAAAACAAGTGATGGATGAGCTATTAACGGATACCTCCAACATCGTGAGATTAGCTACAAAATGATTGCACTTCTGAAAGCCGCTAAGAAAGCCAAAGAGCTGAAAGATTTGGTGGATGAATCCCCCCTAGATTTTTTTAGACCTTCAGCACCACAAAAGCGGGTATTAGAATCAGAAGAACACATTACTTTATTTCGGGCGGCTAACCAGCTGGGAAAAACATATGTGGGAGCGGCAGAAAGTCTATACATGATGAAAGGGTATTCACCATACAAAGATTTATCCCATATCAAGCCCCCAATAATCGTTTGGGCTATTGTTCACTCTTGGGAACAGTCAAAGATTATCCAAGCAAAGATTCATTCTTTGATAGGAAAAAATGAATATGCAGACGATTCCCCAGACTTCCAGGATGGACGTGGCTACCGTGCAAAGAATCCGTGGTTCAAGCTAAAAAATGGGTCTATGTTATTCTTCAAAACAGCAAATCAAGGAACCTTAGGCGCTGCTTCTGGTACAATTAATTTTTGTTGGGTGGATGAACCTTGCCCCCAAGCGCTTTTTGGAGAATTGGCCGCTCGACTATTGAGAAGTAGAGGAAGAATGTTGATGACTATGACTCCTATAGGGGGGGGTGATTTAACGTGGTTGAAAAAATTAACTGAAATGAACCCACCACGAGTTCAAGATATCCACGCTCCTTTGTCCGTTGAAAATACAACCCCTGTTGATACCGATGGAACTCCACTTGACGCGCTCTTATTACAAGAGGATGTGGATAGGATTGCCGATACGTATCTTTCAATAGATAGGGGGGCAAGATTGGAGGGAAGTTGGGATGTGGGGGTCCCAATGGATGGAAGGATTTTTGAATTTTTTGGAGAAGACCACATCTCTGACACACCATGTCCAGAAGGTTCCTATAAGTTTTCCATAGGTATTGACCACGGTCATACACCCGCCGCGCAATGTGCTATACTTGTGGCTGTTTCAGATGATGATAAAACAGTACATGTTCTTGATGAATACTTTGCCGCTGGTGGTGAGAAAGAGCAGGGAACAGCACGAAGACACGCACGAGCAATTATAGCGATGATTAGAAGAAATGGGTTAGAACCTTTACAGATAAATAGATGGACAGGAGATAGACCACATGGCGGTGGAAAACATGGTGGAAGAATGTCCAATTCTCTTCTTCGTTCAGCGCTGGAACATATCTTGGATTATCCCGCTAACTCTTGCCCATTCCGAATTCACACAGCCCATAAGCCCAGATGGTCTGTATATTATGGATGCCAGCTTATCCATGAAGCTATGGTGCAAGGAAGATTTATCGTTCACCCCAAATGCAAGAGACTAATACGTTCTCTTTCCTCGTGGACGTTAAAAAAATCGGGTGCAATGAACCGCTTATCAGAGTGGAAACATGCAGTAGATAGCCTTAGATACGCATGCGTTCCCATCCTCGATTCCAAATATAGTTCACCCAAATTTTCAAAAATACCGATTCATCGAAAATAGGATTTTAATATGTTGACATTACCAGCGAAGCCCATATTTCCAGATAAAGCATCCAATGACAGAGCAGAAACAACCGCCAGAAGAAGAAGACTTCTGGAAGGAAATTGGGGTTCAGATTTGGAGGAATTCATAACTGATACAGTGGCTCTTGATAGAAGAGCTATTTGGGGTTCTTTGGATACATCTTCCAACGTGTTTAAAACAGGATGTGAAGCGTTAGCCGTTCTATATAGTAGAAAACCTTCAGTGGGTATACGTAGAGAAAGCGCGGATGAAGCGCGGGAATTTATTGGACCACAAGGGTCTTTGGATAAAAGTCATTATTTTGAAATGATGTCCAGCGTACAAATGAAGACTATTGGTCTTCGTGAAATGTTGATGAGAGTCGATATTTCAGATTCTAACCAAATCATGTTCAGACCTGTTACACCCGATATGGTTTTTGCAATGTCGCCAGCTGGCGACCCCATGAAGTCTAACTATCTTTTTGAACAACGACTAAGAAGAGATGATTCAAATGGTGAAATGTTTTGGACTGCTGATGTTTATGATTTGAGAAACAAAAATAATCCATTGTATACGGTTCGCCACGTGGGAGCAGATGGAAAACTTGGTGAAGATATGACCAAAGAGTTTTTGGGTGGGGATATGAGTGGGGATAATTACCCATATCGAAATTCTAAAAATGAACCATTCCTTCCATGGGTTTTCTATCATGCCTCTATTGATGGAAGTCTATTTTCTCCTTATGAATTATCGGAAGTGGTAGCGGGTTCTATGGTAGCGAGTACATATTATACGTATTTGAAACATCTAATGTTTGATGCTAGTTTCCCACAAAGATATGTAGCTTCTTTGCAATTGGCTGGCTTGAACACGATGGATACCAATATGGAATCTCAAAGAATGAGTGTATCCACTGACCCAAGTTCGATTCTGTGCTTCACAGGTGACCCCGACAGCTCCACGCAACCTTTGATAGGTCAATTTCAAGCGGGTATGAGTGACCCAGCTACGATGTTAGGGGCTATTACTACCTATGAAAGAAGGCTAGCTACTCAAATGGGTATTGACCCCGCCAGCGTTCAGAAGGTTTCTTCTGACCCAAGAAGTGGTTATTCTATCGCAATGAGTAAAGAGTCAATGCGGGATGCCCAAAAAAGGTTTCAACCTACATTTTCAGTTTCAGACATTGAAGCCATCGAAAAAAGCGCTATGATTTCCAATAGATTATTGGGTACAAATTACCCAGAAAGTGGATATGTGATTTCTTATGAATCCATAGAACTTTCAGAAGGTGAGCAGAAAGCCCAAAGAGAAAATATAATTGCTCTGCTTGACAAGGGTTTGTACAGTCCAGTGGATGCTATGTTTAAGCTATATCCACAACTCACCACAGAAGAACAGGCGATGGAAAAACTTAGACTTATAAGACAACAAAAAATAGAATTTGGAACATAACCCAACCCCAATAACCCCCCAACCAAAGAGAAAAAAACCATGAAAACAATAACGCATGAAGGTCAAGAATACATTCTGAAAACTGAAGTTGATGCAATCGTTCGTGAACGTCTATCTAAAGTAACAGAAAATAAAAGAACCGCTGAAAAACGAGTTTCAGACCTTGAAGCCACGTTGGAAGAAATGGGTTCAAAAGTCAAAGGAGCGGAAGCGATGGCATCCCAGCTTGCTAACCTCCAAGATGAACTATCAGTTTCAAACCAAAGATATGACCGCCATCAAGCGATAGCCAGCCAGGGGATAACAGACCCCGAAGTTAGGGATTTGGTAGAATGGCAATATAATAAGGCAATGGATTCCAAAGCAAAGAAAGACCAAATCCCAATGGGTGAATGGATGATGGGAATGAAGGAAGATTCATCTATTGTTCCCACTGTTCTGAAACCATATTTTCAAGCTCCACAAGAAAGCTCTACCCCATCCCAAGTTCAAGAACTTGGGGAAAAGATGGAACACACCCAAGCAACTCCACAAATGGCCACAGCATCCACCCAACCCATTCCACGCCCATCCACTAATCAAGGAGTGACCCAAACACAAGACCACGCGACAAATGGCGATATGTGGAAAAAAGCAAGTG